AGGGCAAATAAATGAGTTGGTGACTCCGTTGCCGTATGTTTCCAGCGTAAGGAATCTAACAACATCTAATTCTGGTGCTGATACAGAGTCAGATGATAATTATGCTGAAAGAATAAAACTGTCGCCGGAAAAACTGTCTACAGCAGGGCCGGAGGATTCTTATAAATATTGGACAAGAACAGCCAATCAGAATATAAAAGATGTGAATGTATATACACCATCGCCCGGAACTGTAGAAATCCGTTCTTTGTTAGAGAACGGAGATATACCTTCTGATGAACTATTGGAGCAGATAAATAGCGTTCTCTCTGCAACTAATATTCGACCATTCACAGATAAAGTTCTTGTTAAGAAACCAGAGAGCATTGAATACGATATAATAATTAAATACTGGATTAACTCATCGGACAAAAACAGAACAACATTAATTCAAAGTGAGGTTGAGAAAGCTATTGATGAGTATAAACAATGGCAACGTTCGGTTATGGGAAGAGATATAAATCCAGATGAAATTATTCAACGTTTAAAAAATGCCGGGGCTAAAAGATTAGAAATATCAAGTCCTGTATTTACTGTGGTTGGAGAGACGCAGGTCGCCAGAGAGAGAAATGTAAATTGCCAGTATGCGGGGTTAGAGGATGGCTGATATCTTTAATGTTAGCTTGTTGGATGTTTTACCTCCTAACTTAGCTAGAGATCCCAACGTGATAGCTATGTCGAAAGCTATCGATGATGAACTACAAGCAATTAACAATTTAATATATAAGACAGAAATATATAGCGTTGTTGATAACCTGGATTCAGTTGTTCTCGATCATTTAGCTTGGCAATGGAATGCTGATACATGGAGGGATAGTTGGCCTGTATCGTTAAAGCGTTCTGTTTTTAAATCAATAATACGAACAAAGCGAATAAAGGGTACAAGGGCAGCGGTTGAAGATGTAGTAAATAGCTTGGGTGGAGAGGTAAACATAACAGAATGGTTTGAAACATCACCACCTGGCGAACCATATACAGCCTCAATTGTTGCTTCGATTAACTCTTTTGATGGTGCCGTTCCTTCGAAAGAGATGTTGGAAGATACGTTAAGAAGTATCAAGAGCGCAAAGTCGGCAAGAACATTATTTACATTTTCGCAAGCAGCCAATGTTTCTGGTGGTGTCGGTATTGTTGGTGCTTGTCAGCCTGTGTCTTATGTACGATTAATTGGCGAGTGCTAATTCGCAATTTGTTAATTCAAGGAATTAAGCGTGAGTAAATTATTATTTACGATGACTGACGCCGGGCGTCAGGAGCTGGTTAATGCCAACAAAACAGGAACAAATAAAGTTGAGATTGTTTCTGTTGGTTTAGGTAGTAGATATTATGTCACGTCAACTTCACAAACAAATATAACAAACGAAATAAAACGACTTACCACAATAGGTGGCAAAGTTGTTTCCCCTGATACAATTCATGTAACAGCGAAGGATGATAGTAAAGATGAGTATGTTGTCCATACAATAGGATTGTATACGAATAAGGGTACGTTGTTTGCTGTATACTCACAAGAACAAGCAATAATAAATAAAGCATCATCTACTATCGCTTTAATATCAAGTGATATAGCAATTAAAACTCTTGATACTAAAAATATTACATTTGGTGATATTGAGTTTATTAATCCTCCCGCGACCGAAACTGTTGTTGGGGTTGCAAGATTTGCCAATGAACAAGAAATTGATGACGGTACAGATGATTCCCTTGCTGTTTCAGCAAAGCGGCTTAAGCAAGCCATTGTGAAACATGAACAATCACGTAATCATCCTGATGCAACTTTAACCTCAAAAGGCTTTGTTCAACTTAGCAGCGCCACCAATAGCACGTCTGAAACGCTTGCTGCGACGCCTAAGGCTGTTAAGGCAGCATATGACCTGGCTAATGGCAAATACACCGCACAGGACGCTACCACAGCGCGAAAAGGGATTGTTCAGCTCAGTAGTGCCACCAACAGCACGTCTGAAACGCTAGCAGCAACACCAAAGGCTGTTAAGGCAGCGTATGATCTTGCGGCCGGAAAGGCTCCGTCCAATCACACGCATTCGTGGGAGCAGATAACAAATGTGCCTGTAGCTTCACTGACTGTAAGGGGAATAACTGGGGTCTGACGCTCAGTGGAACGAAAACTCACGTTAAGCAACGTTTTCTGCCTCTGACGCCTCTTTTAATGGTCTCAGATGTCCTGGCACTGTTGCAAATAGTCGGTGGTGATAAACTTATCATCCCCTTTTGCTGATGGAGCTGCACATGAACCCATTCAAAGGCCGGCATTTTCAGCGTGACATCATTCTGTGGGCCGTACGCTGGTACTGCAAATACGGCATCAGTTACCGTGAGCTGCAGGAGATGCTGGCTGAACGCGGAGTGAATGTCGATCACTCCACGATTTACCGCTGGGCTCAGCGTTATGCGCCTGAAATGGAAAAACGGCTGCGCTGGTACTGGCGTAACCCTTCCGATCTTTGCCCGTGGCACATGGATGAAACCTACGTGAAGGTCAATGGCCGCTGGGCGTATCTGTACCGGGCCGTCGACAGCCGGGGCCGCACTGTCGATTTTTATCTCTCCTCCCGTCGTAACAGCAAAGCTGCATACCGGTTTCTGGGTAAAATCCTCAACAACGTGAAGAAGTGGCAGATCCCGCGATTCATCAACACGGATAAAGCGCCCGCCTATGGTCGCGCGCTTGCTCTGCTCAAACGCGAAGGCCGGTGCCCGTCTGACGTTGAACACCGACAGATTAAGTACCGGAACAACGTGATTGAATGCGATCATGGCAAACTGAAACGGATAATCGGCGCCACGCTGGGATTTAAATCCATGAAGACGGCTTACGCCACCATCAAAGGTATTGAGGTGATGCGTGCACTACGCAAAGGCCAGGCCTCAGCATTTTATTATGGTGATCCCCTGGGCGAAATGCGCCTGGTAAGCAGAGTTTTTGAAATGTAAGGCCTTTGAATAAGACAAAAGGCTGCCTCATCGCTAACTTTGCAACAGTGCCTTATTGCGGAGCTGGTTATTCCTCCTGAAACGGGCGGATTCTGGATCCGGGAAATTGGTGTATTTGATGAGCACGGCGATTTAATCGCGGTGGGCAATACTGCCGAAAGTTACAAGCCAGCCGTTGCTGAAGGGTCCGGTCGTGCACAAACATTTCGCACCATTCTGACCGTATCCAGCACGGCCACCGTGGCGCTTACCGTGGATAACACCATGGTGATGGCCACAGTGGATTACGTGGATGACAAACTGAAAGAGCATGAACAGTCACGACGTCACCCGGACGCCTCGCTGACCGCAAAAGGCTTTGTTCAACTCAGTAGCGCCACTAACAGCGTGTCTGAAACGCAGGCTGCAACGCCGAAAGCGGTTAAGGCCGCATATGACCTGGCTAACGGAAAATATACCGCTCAGGACGCCACGACGGCACGAAAAGGCCTTGTCCAGCTCAGTAGCGCCACCAACAGCACGTCTGAAACGCAGGCTGCAACGCCGAAAGCAGTAAAGGCCGCGTATGACCTTGCTAACGCAAAATATACCGCTCAGGACGCCACGACGGCACAAAAAGGGATAGTCCAGCTCAGTAGTGCCACCAACAGCACGTCTGAAACACTGGCCGCGACATCGAAAGCGGTTAAGGCGGTAATGGATGAAACGAACAAGAAAGCGCCCTTAAACAGTCCTGCGTTGACCGGAACGCCAACAACGCCAACTGCGCGACAGGGAACGAATAATACCCAAATCGCAAGCACGGCTTTCGTTATGGCTGCGATTGCCGCCCTTGTAGATTCGTCACCTGACGCACTGAATACGCTGAACGAGTTAGCGGCGGCGCTGGGAAACGACCCGAATTTTGCGACCACCATGACTAACGCGCTTGCGGGTAAGCAACCGAAAGATGCCACCCTGACGGTGCTGGCCGGGCTTGCTACTGCGGCAGACAAGTTTCCGTATTTTACGGGGAATGATGTCGCCAGCCTGGCAACCCTGACAAAAGTCGGGCGGGATATTCTTGCGAAATCGACCGTTGCTGCCGTTATCGAATACCTCGGTTTACAGGAAACGGTAAACAGGGCTGGTAACGCCGTGCAAAAAAATGGCGATACCTTGTCCGGTGGGCTTACTTTTGAAAACGACTCAATCCTTGCCTGGATTCGAAATACTGACTGGGCAAAGATTGGTTTTAAAAATGATGCCGATAGCGATACTGATTCATACATGTGGTTTGAAACAGGCGACAACGGCAATGAATATTTCAAATGGAGAAGCAAACAAAGCACCACAACAAAAGACCTGATGAATCTTAAATGGGATGCTTTGTCTGTTCTTGTTAAAGCCCTTTTCAGCAGTGAAGTAAAAATATCGACAGTCAATGCACTGAGGATATTTAATTCATCTTTTGGTGCCATTTTTCGCCGTTCTGAAGAATGCCTGCATATCATCCCTACACGAGAGAATGAGGGGGAAAATGGCGATATAGGGCCGCTACGCCCCTTTACGCTTAATCTCAGAACTGGTCGCATAAATATGGGGCATGGTCTGGATGTTACAGGAGATATAACAACTAACGCATGGGTGTACGCAAACCGCTTGCAATTAACAGCAGCACAGGCATGTGGATTCATATGCGTGACCAGAATGTTATTTTTGGACGTAATGCGGTATCCACTGATGGTGCTCAGGCTTTGCTCCGTCAGGACCATGCCGACCGCAAATTTATGATTGGCGGTCTGGGAAATAAGCAATTTGGCATCTACATGATTAATAACTCAAGGACAGCCAATGGCACCGATGGTCAGGCGTACATGGACAATAACGGTAACTGGCTTTGCGGTGCGCAAATTATTCCCGGAAATTATGGCAATTTTGACTCACGCTATGTGAGAGATGTCCGACTTGGCACACGTGTTGTTCAATTGATGGCGCGTGGAGGGCGTTATGAAATAGCCGGACACGCACTTACCGGATTAAGGATTATTGGTGAAGTTGATGGCGATGATGAAGCTATCTTCAGGCCGATACAAAAATACATCAATGGCATATGGTATAACGTCGCACAGGTGTAAATTATGCAGCATTTAAAAAATATTAAGTCTGGAAATCCAAAAACAAAAGAACAATATCAGCTAACAAAGAATTTTGATGTTATCTGGTTATGGTCCGAAGACGGAAAAAACTGGTATGAGGAAGTGAAAAACTTTCAGCCAGACACAATAAAGATGTTTACGATGCAAATAATATTATTGTCGCCATCACCAAAGATGCCTCCACGCTTAACCCTGAAGGTTATAGCGTCGTTGAGGTTCCTGATATTACAGCTAATCGTCGTGCTGATGATTCCGGTAAGTGGATGTTTAAGGACGGAGCTGTGGTTAAACGGATTTATACGGCAGACGAGCAACAACAACAGGCCGAATCACAAAAGGCCGCGTTACTTTCCGAAGCAGAAAACGTTATTCAGCCACTGGAACGCGCTGTCAGGCTGAATATGGCGACGGATGAGGAACGCGCACGACTGGAGTCATGGGAACGCTATAGTGTTCTGGTCAGCCGTGTGGATACGGCAAATCCTGAATGGCCACAAAAGCCTGAATAAAAATTAAGGCCCGATAGCGGGCCTTGTTTCATTCTGGTTGTTCTGGAAACGTTACTGGCAGGCTGGAGGTGTCTGTGGATTCGACCTTCTGCGCATAGAGCATCCACTCGGTTAATTTTTGTTTATTCTCGTCGGGAATGATACCCAGCCGTAGCTGTGAGTCCCATAGCTGGGTTTTATCCCTGACAAGTTGCAACAGGCTTTGCTTTTCATTCTCTGCCTGCTGCCTCTGTTCCTCCTCGGTATAAGTTCGCTTTATCACTACGCCATCTTTGAACATCCATTTACCCGAAATATCAGCCCGGCGATTTGCTGTAATATCAGGTAATTCAACGACGCTTGCGCCTTCCGGATTAATTGCTGAAACATCCTTTTCAATACAAATAATAACGCCGTTATGGTCATAGACCATTTTCAAAGTGTCTGGCTGGAAATTCTTTTGTTCCTCATACCAGTTTTTTCCATCATCTGAATAAAGCCATTTGATGTTAAATTGCTTTGTTAGCTGGTATTGCTCTTTTGTTTTAGGGTTGCCAGCAGTAATGTTTTTTAAGTGCATCATCGTTAAATACTCCCCGCGTTATACCACGTCCCATTAATGCAATACTGAATTGGCCTTGCCTGAGTTGTATCAATTAATTCATCACGGTTTCCGTTAACTGAACCCGTAACGACATAACCTGACCTGTCAGACCAGCCGGGGCCATTCCATGTCTGAACAGATGACAGACCGCCAAGGCGAATACCTGTAATAAACCTTGAGTTACATTCTGCCTGCGTGTATGCACCAACATCTCCCGCAGAGGGTTTGCGGGTCGTGGTGTAAAACTCTGACCAGTTAGCCTCAAATCCATAACCATCACGCGCTGAACGATAAAAAATACCGCCGTTCCTGTAATTCACGCGGAACTGTACAGCAGGGCAGCTCCCCGTATTCATATTGAAGTGGAGGATTAATGTCGATGCGCC